CAACAACTTCTTGTATTTTATCTGAAATACTTGTATTATTTAAAAAGTCTTCAATTGATTTTAGCTCTCCTTGCAAAATAGCCAGTTCTTTATCTAACGAGTTACTTTTTACTTTTAAAGTTTCTCCTATCTTTACATACTTTTCTAAATTAAATAAATTAATTAAAAACTTTTTACGATTAGTATCTGTTGCTTTTAAAAACTCAAGTAAATCAATTGAACTCTGATACGTTAATTGAGAAAATACGTCAAAATCTAAATTTAAAATGTCTTGTACTTTCTTATAAGTATCTAGTACTTTATGCTCCGTTAGATCAATATATTCAGGACTTTCTTGATAAAAATATACTTCACTTTTAGCGCCTGTTCTTTTAATATTAATACTAAAATCTTTATCATCTACACTAAAATAAAGTTTAGATGTCCAAGAAGTATTATTACTATAACGATTTGATATATCTGCTTTTTTAATACTTTTTATATTCTTATTAAATAGGGTTTCTTGAAGAATAATAGCAATAGAAGACTTTCCACTACCGTTGGGAGCAGTGAGTTGTGTTATTTTATTGTTATTAAGAGAGATTTTATTGTTTTCTCCATAAGAAAACATGTTTGAAAATTCTAAATTTTTTAATGTTATACTAGCCATTTAGCGCCTGTTAATAATTTATATAGTTCCCATTGTTTATTTTCTAATAGGTGTTTATCTAGTTCTTTTTCTAGTGTTTGTTTATATCTTAATGTAAGATTTTTCCACGTAATAAAAGTTTGGTGTGCCTTATTACATTTTTCCCGTAAAAACTCTGTGCCTTCTATTGTTTGTTTGCTACTATTTTCCCACCCAGTTCTTTTTATTCTTTCTGGTAAATTATCGTATGACTCATAGAGAAAATTATTATTTTTATCTCCTGGCTGGGAAGAATCGTAATTTTTTGCGTAATGACAGAAGATTGGTTCTAAGCTGGTAAAAGTGATAAATTTATTCTTTGTGTTAATAGCATATTTTACATAGTTAGGAGAATCTTCCCACCAACCTAATCCTAAAGAACTATAATAATCTGGATTGTGACCGCTATTTATTAATATCTCATTAGGTTTTATAAATTCAAATAAATAAGTTAATGCTACTTGACTAATAGAGTGTGTAAACTGTCCATATTTAATAGCTTTTGGCACTACTTTTTCTATTAACACATCAAAGGATAAAGGAATTACTTTATGCTTTATACCACGATCTTTACAATATTTAGCTGCATACACTAAATCAAAATCATTTTCCCCTTTAAATAATCTTAAACTAATAGCTGTAAAAGGAATATTTAGTTGATAAAATGTTTCTGCACAAACTTCTGAATCAATGCCACCACTTAAACCCAAAACAAACTTATAGTCTTTATACTTATCAGCAAAAGCACTTACAATTTTAAAATAGTCTTCTCGGATAGTTTTACTACAATTTTTGTAGTGTGGTGCGGTAACATAAACACCAAGACTAGGAATTTCAGAATGACAGTAATATCCTTTTGTAGGTCTCATATATGATTTTGTTTGTGCATACTCCCAAAATACCCTATTTAAAGATAAATCAATATTGTGCATGTAAATTTAAATCTTTAAAGTCTTTTAATATATCATCTATATTTTTAATTTTAACAAATTTAAGATATAACTCAAGCTCTTCAATTAAAGATTTATCTTTTAGATCTAGCTTTGAATCTTCTGTTATCTTAGTTGCTATTTTTTTATCTAATAGTTCTGAATTTTTAATTTTAGATAATTCATCAATAGACCCTGTTACTTCATACATTATATGATTAAAAGAGTCTTTTACCATGCTATCATTAACAGCGATAGTTTTGCGTAATAGCTTTGGAAGTTTTAAATTTACAAACTCTACAGAATAATTATCAACAGACTCAAAATCAATTAAATTAATTCCATACTCTCTTTTATCATCTCTATCAAAGGTTACATTAACAGGACTACCAGGATAATAAGCTGGATAATCCAAGTACTTATGAGCAAAGTGAAGATCACCGAGTAAAACAAGTTTCCAGGGACGAAGTTTCTCGAAATCATACTCTGCAGTGATATGAGGCGGTACTTCCCCTCGAATGTGAGTGACCAGTACATCTTTATTATGTGGTTTAGGTAAATTATCAATCTGCATTTCTCCATATGGAAAAAATTGAAACCAAGTGTTATTAATTTCAATGCGTTGATTTTTAGTAATGAGATGTACATTTGGATTTTTAATAGCATTTTCTTGTGTAAAGTGTTCTAAAAAAGATTCCCCTTTTTTTGTTGCTTCATGATTACCAGGAATTATATAGGTGGGAATATTTACGGAATTTATATATGTTAGAAATAAACATATTTCATCAGGTTCTGGTTTCTTATCAAAAACATCTCCCGCAATAATGTGAATATCACAAGATTGTTCTAACGCTATTAATTTTCTAAAGAATGACTTAAATCTATTGATTTGCCATTCATAAGGAACTTTCTTTTTGTGTAATAGAATGTGCCAATCGGCTGAGTGTAATATTTTCATTGCAAGCCTCGTTATTAATATATTATATTATATACTACTAATAACGAGGACGCAACAAAATTTTTACTTACGGAGGGAGTGTTTTTCTTTAAAGTATGCCTGATATAATAATTGATAGTAACTTAACATTAACGTACTTCTTTTTTATTAAAATTTAAAGGATGAGTAGGGCTATAAAAACTGTGATACTTACGTAATTCTTTTTCTGCTCTGTCTGCTCCTGCTTTTTCAAAATACTTTATTGTTTTAGTTAACCAGTTATTTTCTTCTTCTGTGTACGACCACATCTTTTTTTCCTTTCTTATAAGTAACTTATCGTTACTTTTGAAAGTATATCAAATAATAAAAGACAGTGCAAGATTAATTTTTTTTGCATTGCAACATAAAGTAGGACATTGCATAATAGGTATGCAATTTTTGCATAGCTAATCTTTATCTATTAACAATTTTGCTTACATCTCCAGCAAAAGTATAAGAACCAACATGATTAAGTTTTGTATTTACATCTAACCATATTTCACCGCCAAGCTTTTGCCAACGTCTGCAAAAAGTATAATCTTCTGATAAATAACGATTATCATCAGGATCGTGTATAGTATCAAAAAATGAATAACAGTATTTATTAAAAATAGGATCAATATTAGAGTCATTTTTATAGTGAAGTTCTGGATATTCTGCTCTCATCTTATCAAACACACGACGCTTAATACAGAAAAATCCTGTTGAAGCATCTAGTACTTCTACTGCTCCGTTTTCCATTCTAATTTGTTTTGTTTCTGGATTTAAAAATTTAAAATTAACAGCATATTGAATAGGTAGGGCTTTTTTTGGATAAGCTGCTGCTAAAATATCTTTATCATATGCTAATGCTCTTAAAATAGATTCTGCATCAAATTCAATATCAGCGTCAATAAAAAATAAATGAGTAGCAGTACTTTCCATGAACATTGCAGAAAGGATATTCCTAGCCCGAGTTACTAAACTTTCATTACGTAGTGTTGTAATTCTAAATTTAATACCATGTTGCATTAGTACCTGGCAGGTTCTAAATATAGATAAAAAATATTGATCAGTAATTAATCCTCCATAACAAGGAGTGGCAAAAAATATTTCATACTCTCTTAATTTACTTAAATCAATTTGAGCTTGATTACCATCTACATTTACAAAAGCCCCGAAAGACTTTTTATCATTTTCTTTCGGGGTTTCGTCTGCAGTAACACCTTCCGGCATAGTAGCAATCAAGTCTTTTAAAGACTTTTTGTTACTCATGCTAAATCATCAACTCCTTCATCGGTTGCTTTAAATTCGTCTCCCACATCTCCAGCAAAATAAGAAGTGTTTTGAAGTAGCCATTCTTTTTGTTCATCATAGGTCTGACGCTTATAGATTCGAGATAGCTCAAAAAGCTCAAGCTCTTTTTCAGCGTCAGATAGAGGAGAGTTGCTTCT